ACGTGTTGCAACGCTGGCAACAGAATAACCGCGATCAACAACCTGTTTGACTGCTTCAGTTTTAAACTCTTCGGGATAACGCTTACCGCTCATGGGCACCTCTCTTTAAGCCATCTTAAATGACTCTAAGGTGTCTGTTAAACCCGTGGCGATTCAAATGCTATCAACATCTATACCTTGTAGGAACCCCGATCCGATGGAAACGTTAGGTGCTATTTTGGGGTCTAAACTGGCTCTAATCCAAAATGGGATGACCTTCCCTTTGGCTATTTTGAAGAATTTAGATACATCTGCGCGGTTTAGTGGCGGCAAGCACATGCGGGCATAGCTGTTTTCACCATACCTCGATAGTTTTCCTTCGCAATCTTTGCATAACAAATAGCTTTTAACTTCTTTTGACAGGATAAAGGTATTACCTTCCTTGTCTGTCATGTTCAAATTTTTGCCTTCTGCGACCATATTACGCGCACGGCGATAAATTTGTTTTGGCAAGAAGTGACTGTCCTCTAATTTATCCACTTCTTCTCGACACATAGGGCAAAACATCTGCGATCTCCTTGATATTTTACGGAGAGACAATATAGCAAAAAAGGGGCCGAAGCCCCTTTGATTTTTGCGCTGAAAAAAGTGTTACTACGATGCTAAGAAGCACTATGGTTAAGAACGTCTGCCGTAATGTCTATCACAGCGTTTAACGGTCTGGAGACGTTAGCGGAGTCTTTCAGTTGAATGGAAAACCAAACCGTTCAGCGGTGTGCCTCAAAATTTAGCTTGTTGTGACGCCAGGTGATTATCTTCTGGTTGCTTCAAAGAGCTGCAATTCATCACAACGGTAAGAGCATTCAGGGAATCAGATCCGTCGCTAGCAGCTAAAGAGCGCGCCTTCCTCGCTGTCGTCCAAATGCTCTTACCGTTGTGGCGATGGTGGGTGGATTCGAACCACCGACCAGTTGATTAACAGTCAACCGCTCTACCACTGAGCTACACCATCATTTTCGCGGCGGTACTTGTTCGTGGACAACCAGGCAACCAAGAATTTTCCCGCTACTTGCACTTTACGTTAGTGCCAGACGAGGCTTGTGGCTTGCTCACATAGAGCGAAGATCTGGAATTCTTCACGGCGGCTGATGGCCGCTAGATTCTTCGATCCTATTGGATGTATGGAATCATTAGTGTTGTGAAACCAGGCTCTACATAGACAACAACGGTTTCACCAGAGAGTACTGAACCTAATTTCACAACGGTGAGGCCACTGAACCGATAAAGAATACCCGACATGTCGTATCAGTTATCAAGCCTCTGTTGATTCGCCTATGTGATTGAAAGAACACAGTGGCCTCAACGTTGTGCGCTGGCTAACCATGCCAGCCGGGCTACGTCGCCGCTTTTAACCCAAGCCAAAACGACATAAGTAATGAAAATGACGTAACAGGATGGACGGTCGATAGTTGAAACCGGGATGGTGAATGGAATGAGGAAACCAACCGCCCATCCTGTTACTTCATCGGAGAGGGCATGGGTGGTGCCGTATCATGCCCTCTCCTGCGTTCTGTAATCACACTCGCTCAGTGTGTTCCACTTTGGTGACGAGGCTGGAAACTGACCTCGCTGGTGTTTGGCCTCTTAAGCTACTGCCAGGTACTGATTGTCGTTTGCAGTTATCTTTAAACGTTCAAACAGTCGCGTCTCAACGAAAACAAGCCAATCTTATACATCTAAAATAAGTAGGTAAATACTTATTTTTTGTTTAAACATTCATTTGCTATTTTTTTGATCAGCCCCGGCTTGTCTTCCACTGTGCGGGTGAACGTGGCCGTAAAACGCTTAGCCCGAATCGTGATTTCCTTACCCTCTTTCAGCTCGCCAAAACGCAACTCCAGTAACGAGCCGAGACGCCACAGAGTGTCTTCAATTCGCTTATGGCTGGCGAACTTTATGAGAAGCAACTTAACGATATATTGGCCGATGGTTGCGGCTACAGCGATGCCGGAAGCGATCAAATAAGTTGCCAGGCAGAAATCCAGCGTTGATGTCTCACTCATTTTTTAACTCCTGTTTCGTGAACTACGCGGTAGACTCGGTTTCCGATGCGCAGCGTTTTGGTTTTCAGTTCCTGCTTGACCATGTCATGACAGATGATGAAGCCGAGGGCGGCGCCGATTGCAAAAGACAACACGATGTATGGAATCATGCGTATACCCCCGCCTCGATAAGTTGTTGCAGCAGCTGGCGTCCTTTATTGGTCAGCTGGTAGTTCTCGGTTTTACCGTTCGGCTCTACGTTGGCCACCAGGTTCATCCGCTCCAGTTTGGCGCGCGTTTTTGGTTGCCAGTGCGCATAGAAGCGCGACCATTTGCTGATTTCTCTTAGTGTTTCCCTCTCTCGTTTACTTAACATGATCATCCTTTATCTCCTTAAACGTGTCAGTCACATCGACGATGCGATAAATACGCCCTCTTCTCTCCATCACTCCCGCTTTCACGTAATCGCTGATGCGGTCAGCCATAATGAGGCCGCCAATGATGATGCCAATGAGCAAATACAGCAGCATCCAGCCGAGCATCAGTCTTTATCTCCAATCCGATCTTCGGTATCGCGCAGACAATTCGGCCATTTCAGACGCGGGTGGCGCAGGCTTCCGTCTGGCGTTTTCTCGTGGCAGTGAACCTCAACGATGCGACCGAGGTATTTGCCCTGGTTGTTCCAGATTTCATCCAGATACTTGTGCTTAATGCCGCTGGCGCGTACCTCTACGCCGTTCTCCAGACGAATCACGATTTTGCCGAGCGTATGCGCAAAGCCAGAATCCGGATCGCCTGCCTCAAAGTCAATAATCTCGCCATCTTCGGAATCCTCATCCTTTAACTTCCACCAGCTGCGGGTGCGCTTGAACTCATAGACAGAATCCGGATCTTTGCCCATCTCGCCTTCTTCGTTCGCATCCAGGCGCTTCATGAAACGCTCGATGAACTCTTCATGGCTGTGGATGATGTAGAAAGGGTGTAGATGGATATCTGGCGCGTAGTCCTCACCGCGGGTATTGCGGAACCACTCCACCAGGCGAGCCAGACGTTCTTTAAGCTTCATGCCCGTCTTCAGGTACTCTTTGGACTTGGCCATCGCGCGCCACTCCGGGAGGAAAAAGTCGAAGACGTGGTAGACCGCGCCAATTGCCTTCACGTTTTTCTTCCGCAGCGCCGACACCGATTCATTGAAGGAGCCAGCTGTGCCCTCGCCATCAAAAAAGATGTGTTTGTGGCCAGAAAGTCTGCCTAGCTCCAGCATGGCTGGTTTCAGGTGATCCAGTGATGTAATCGGATTGCCGGTGCGTGACAGAAAGTTAACCTCTTCCTCATCCACAATGACTTCGCAGATCACACGAAGACCATCGAGTTTAAGGCTCCCAATCATTGGCCATCTGGCTTTGGGGTTTGGCTTGAAAGGGTACTTATCGCCTTTCTCCTTATACGCAGACGCCAGCTGTACCTCGAACTTGGGGATGGGCGTCCTGAAAACCTTGTTGCAGAGGCTAATGCCGAAGCCGGCTTTCGGATCTTTCAGCAGAAAGCGACGAAATACGTCCTGCCCATCCGCGCACATTGAGGCAACCAAAGACTCGACCGCAGTAATGGCGGCGTTGCCGGTTAGTTCACGAGAGGCCAGCTTTTCGAGAAGCTCAACGACCGTCTGATCGCTGGGCACAGACGCTTCAAGCGGTGCGGCCACTTTGTACTTTTTCACCCCGAATCGAATGAACGGGTTGAGCATCAGAGCAACCATGCTTTGCTCGAAGTCATCCATATTGGCCAGCGCCTCTCGTTTGGCGTTGGTTCCCATTGGCTTTATGTCATCCAGCTTGTGCTTTAAAACGATTAGTTTTTCCATTTTTTGTTAACCTCCACTGGTCAATCAGGAGTTCTCATGTGCTTTCTTTTACTGCTGCTTCCACCAGCTCCGCGTACACGTCAGTGACAGGCGCGAGCGAATCGGGGGATGTGGTTTCTGGTTTCTTCTTCACGCGCTGAACCAGATTGCTTATCGTGGTGGCTTCGCGCTTGCGGGAGAGAGAGGTGGCGTTTAGGTTGCGCTCTTCGATTTCTCGGATGAGCGCTGGCATATCGATGTAATAAATCGACTCGCCTTTGCGGATCTCTTCCACCATCATCTTGAGCGCCTGGCATTTCCCGGCTGCGATAGCAGTGGCGCAGGATGTGAAAGAAGTCACGGGCAAGCGGTTCTCTTTGTAGGCAAGGATGGTGTGCTGACAGACGGTGTAGCTGCAATACGCGTCCTGCCCCTGAATTTTTACTTCCGGACAGCGCAGCGAGTAGCCATTGTTTCCGGAGATAGAGGGGATTTTCGTAAAGTCTGTTTTTGAAGCCATATTTCAAACCGTAATCGTGTACTTACTTAACGAGAAAAGTTTAAAAAAGCCCCACGCGGGGGCTAAGAGATTTGTTCAGGCTTACCAGGTTGCCCAGCCGGTCATCTTGTCCTGTGCGGCCTCAAACCGGTACGGAGCCAGTAGCTCGTTTGCGTGGTGAACGGCGTAGGATTTTGCCTCCTGCTTAATCATTGGGAGGTTGTTGGCCAGACGGGAAATCATCGAGGAGAAGTTCGCCATCACACCGTCACAGGCCTGGCCTGCATCTACGACGATACGCACCAGATCCAGATCGCTGCGGCACATGTCGCAAATGGTGCCGTACTCCATCTCCCGGATGCGCGCTATGGCTTTATTGGTTTCGCCGCTGGCCACCAGATCGAGAATACCCGGTGGCGTAATCAGATCGGTGGTACGCACTTCAAGGTCGTCTTGTTCCATAATGCTGACGAGGGCTGCGCACGCCGCGTCATCTTCAACGTCTGCTCTTTTGGCTATAGATTTGATGGTCAGGTTGATGGAATTTTCCAGCTCCTCTTCCGGTCGGCACATAATGGCGTTTGTGAAGATGATGCGGCCGTTATACCAGGCACCCGCTCTCATAACCTTCATGCCCTCCTGATTTTTAGAGGTAAAGGCCACCATCGCAGCACGCTTTTGCCCAACGCCCGGCAGCTCCGGTGACATTCCGAAGCGAACCCATATGTTCATATAGGGCGAGCCTTTTGCCAGCGGTACTGTGTTAACGGTTTCTGCGATGTGCTCCAGAGCGGTGCGAATGGCCTCATCGACGATGGTTTGACGATCTGCATTGTCAATTTCTACAGCTGACTTGCTGATCAGTTCCAGGACAGCTTTTTGGATTTCTTCTTTCATCGGTCTTCCTCAATCACCAATGCGCATATTTTACAAAAAAATAAGTATGTATCTACTTACATTTATCGGCGAGAGTGGAGAATGGCTAAAAGAAGCCCGGCATCTTCACGAGACCGGGCTGGGCGGGTTACATGCGGATGGCTTCTGCCTGGCAGATTTCTCTGTAGTACTGCTTGTATCGTTGCAGCTCGTGCGGCTCTGATGGCGCGATACTCATCATTATTACTTTGTAGTTTACGCCGATGGGGGAATAGTCTTTGGGTCTCATTTCAAGCTCAACAACATATGAGGAAAAGCCAGCGTATGCCCCGAAAGCGTTTTTGGCGTTAACTTCCCCGCAAACATATCCTGTGACTTTGCCATCATCGTGCTCTTTGCGGCCGACAAACTTATCGTTCCTGAATATCACCGACGTGGGGTCTTTCATCGCATAGGTGATTTCCTTTTGACCTAAGCTTATGGCCTTTGAATCACTCGGTTGGCAACCAGAAAGCATAAAGGCCATTGATATAGAAGCGGCAGCAATAAATATCTTTTTGCTCATGTTGTAGTCCAAGAACTCTGTTAACTATTGAGTTATAACAACGCCTGAATCCCCATTACTTTGCTTTTCAGCTCAAGCTGCCGTGTGTACGGTTTGGCGCGGTAATAGGCCTTCAGGATCTGCTCTGGCGTAGCATCGCCAGGGTCTAATCCTTCCTCGCCAAGACAAGCCACTTTGACGTTTAACCCAAGACTGGTAAGTCGTCTGGCTGCCGACATTGTGTTGCGGATCGCTTGTTTTTCGCTATCCCACATCATGATGACGTTGCGCAGTCCACGCGCTTTAAGCGTCAGGAATGCGCCAAGCTGATCTTCAGCATCCTCAGTGGTGTTTCCGGACAAGTGCATCCCGAACGTGCCAATAGGCTCCACGTAATCCCGCAGCGTCTCTTCTTCGAAGATGGCGCGCTTCACGCCCATCACGTCAAACGCCCCTTCACACACCACGACCGTCTGTTTCCCCACAGCGTTATGGCCGTTGTAGAGAAACTTACCGGATGCTGGCAGCTGCATGGGGAAGAGATAGCGACGTTCTGCGGTTCCGGTGACATCGCGCCCCTGAAACGTCTTCATTACGCCATCCAGATCATAAACCGGTAACAGGATACGCATATCAAAAACCTGTCCTTTGACCTGGTCGGTGTATGGGTCGACATAGGCGTGTTTACCCTCAACGCAATAACGCAGATCAAAATACCTGGCCATCTCAGCGGAGACCTGACGTTCGACCAGATAATCAGGGAGACGCCCATCGACAGGAAGCTCATAATGTCGCGGAAGAGCAACCGGCCCCTCCAGCTCTACAGTACTGGCAAGCACAACCTCTTCTTTCTTTGGTGCCCAGCCCTGCGAGATGAGTGCGTTCTGGACGTACTCTTCAAAATCACGGCGAGATTTGCCGCTGTAATGCTTGAGGAAGACCAGCTTGTTGAATTGAATCTCTTCGGGGTGGTCGCCAGCAAAGCATTTTCCAACGCTATGGGTGAGGTTGAAATACACTTTCCAGTTAGAACTACCGCAAACAGGGCACTCTTTGATATTAACTTCTCTTCCTCGTGCGCTGATCCCGCCACGACGATAAACCACACCTTCTGTATCGAGCCATTGTTCAAAATCCAGCTCGGTTAGCAGTTCTTTAAGATCGCTCATTTTTTACAGTATTTTTCAAAGCCATACAAACCAACATGTTGAAAACCCCTACCTTTTGCATACCATTAAATCCCTCTGTTTTCACTCAGGTGGAATCAGCGAAGTTTTGTTCTGTGACTTCTCTGTTGAGAAGGGGCGTGGTTCGAATGCCTCTCCACGCTTTTCCTTTTTGATCCTTAAATCACATCCATAATGCGTTCAATAAAGCGCATTTGCTCCAGGTTCTGCTTAACGCGAATACTCACCCCACCTCTCTGGTTACGTGAGCCAGCGAAAAACAGCCGCGCTTCGCCTTTAGCCTCCTCTTCTTCGGTTTTGTTAATCGTAATGACAAGGTCAGCGATACGAACCTTCTCGATGTTGTCAGCTGCGTGCATCATTGTTGCGACCTCAGAGGCGCCACCCTCCCTGTTCGTCTGGGACGCGGTAATACCGGCCACGTTGTGCTTGTCATAGAGCGCACGCAGATCTGTGTAGATGCTGCGGATATTGGCGCGGTCATCGCGGAGGTCGTAGCTGGCGCGCATCAGGTCGGCATAGTCCACCACCACCATATCGGGGATCATGCCATTGGCCTTCATGCTGCCCAGCATACGATCCAGATCTGCCGGCGACATGCTTCCGGACGGACGCTCGACAATCCACAAACTCCCGATGCCTTTCGTCGCGCCCAGCTCTGCCAGCTTACGATGCACATCGTCGCGGCGTTCAACCAGTCTGGACATTTCGGTCTCTGACAGACGGGCGTCGAAACGGTCAGAGAGGATTGATGTGTGAACCTCCAGTGACAGGTAAAGCACGTTGTAACCCGCCAGCGTGGCGTTAATGGAGAACTCCCCCATTGCCGTTGACTTACCCGACTTGGCGAACCCCATAAACAGAACCATTTCACGCTTCGCCCAGCCTTTCTGATAAAGCAATTTGTCGAGCAGTGGCAGGCCGGTGGTGATGCTGTTTGGCACATAATCATCAGAGGCTTCATACTCGCGCGCTTTGTATCGCTCTCCGGCCGCGGTGAAGTAGTCATAGATGCCGGTAGCCTCGTTCGAGCCAATCTGCTGAACTTTGGCCATGATCGCCATCGCGCCCTGAAAATCGCCCTTCTCCTTCATTTCGGCCGCTTTAATCAGCGCGTCGTCGAAAGCTACGCTTTTTGCGAATGTGGCCACCTGATCGACCATGTAAGCCGTATCAGACAATTTCTCTGCGAGAATCCGTTTGAACGCCTCAACAACGTCCGGAAACAGCTCTTCACGTACCGTCTTGTCGCGTTTAGCGCGCTTGAGCATATCGAGGATGGCCGCTGATGATGGCGCGCTCTTGTACATCCGGTAGTAGTTCGAAACCATGTTGACCAGAATGGCATTGGCCGCATTGGAGAACTGGCTGGGTGCAACCAGATCGCCAGCACGCGTCAAAAACTCGTGGTCGCGACAGAAATAAGCGGCAAGTCGGTTCTGAAAGTCGTCGTCGAACTCTTCAGACAACCCTCGTCCTGTGTGGCAAAGTTCGGTCATGTGCTTTCCTTTGGTGCTTAAACAAATTGTTTTCTAATACTAAAAAAGCCAAATCGGGGATCAACAGAATCGCCGTGCTGCTTCCAGTTCTTCCGGGAAGTGGGCGAAAATTACGCGCTCAGGGACGATTTCCATGAGCCAGACAGCGGAGAAGATGATGCGTATGCGCTTATCCCGGGTGATGCCACGTAAACGCTCCAGAACCCACTCAAAATAGCTTTCCTGAATCGGATCATGCTGCATGTCTCCCATATGCTTAAAACTCACCAGAGAGTCGTCCAGACGGGTTACAGCGCGTTTAGCTAACTTCTCTTCGAATATCTCGATTAGCTCTGGCTGCCAGAGATGTTGTGGGCGAGGTAATTTGTCCCACAATCGGCGTGCAGCTGCGGAGAGAACGGTGGAGATGAAGTAGTCATAAGAGCAGCAATAACGATCTGCGAACTGCCTGGCTTTCCAGAGAGAAGTCTTATTGGCTGTGGATAGCTCCTGATATGGCAAACGCTTCAGGCCAGTTGTAAACGGTGCTGTCTCGAAATGTTCACGTCCATGCGACAGCATGATGTAGGAGTACTGCCGCTTGTATGCTTCGGCGAACAGACATGTCGCCATTAGCGGGTGCATATCGCGGTAGTCGAACCACTTGGAGTCATACAACTCGGCCTCACCCTTACAGCGCGAAAGACCGATGTTTTCGGCCACCCACTTGTCCATGACAGCGGTGTCCCAATCCTTCATGAAGGCGTACTGGTCGTTGTCGATAGTGTTGAAGAAAATCTGGCTCATGTGATCCGCCATAATAGGTAGTTGCTTACTTATTAAAGTAAGCGAATCATAACGACTGGAGACAGCTTTTGGAAGTGGCAACTGAAGGGAATGTGTCTAGGAAGCTCGCTGTGTAAAAGACCTGCTTCCGTATAAATTATAATAAGTAACTTAGTATTTATATACAGAAGCAGGTTCTCAGAGCCCCCCCTGACCTGCTCCCCGTTGATTAATACACCGTGATGTTAGTAATGTCTTCATAAGCCACATGAGGACATCCCCATGAAGAAGCGTTTTTCCGACGAACAGATCATCTGTATTCTCCGCGAGGCCGAAG